TTATCTTCACTCACACCATGGTTAGAAGAGCTAGATAGCAACGTGCTAGCAAACATGGAGCAAAGTGGGGGTACAGAGACAGAGACAGAGACAGAGACAGATCCTGTGGAGCAAGTTTCTATAGAAGAAACTTTTGATAGGTTTTGGAAGTTATATCCGTCTATAAGAAAAGTAGCTAAACAAAAATGTTTTGAGAGGTGGAAGTCAAAGAAGTATTACAAAATAGCTGATCAAATTATTGCTCATGTAGAAACAATGAAACAAAGTAAGCAATGGAAGGATGGTTTCTCGCCAGCGCCCATAACTTACATTCAGCAAATGCGTTGGTTAGATGACGTAGAAGTTGAACGTAAACCATGGGAAGGTGGAATATGAACCTCAATGATGCAATTAATAAACTTACAGTTAGTAAACAAGAAGTAAATAACTTTTACAACGGAGAAACTTATGGTAACGAATTTAAAATTAAGAGTGCAAATATTTTTATTGAAGACCTCATTAAATACTACTCTACTGAAATACACGCTGGTAAGACGCTACCGTGGACTAAAACGCATGATAAATTCCATGTTCGGCCAGGGGAGGTAACACTAGTCACCGGCCCTAGCGGCCATGGGAAAAGTATGTGGCTTTCACAAGTTATATTGCATCTTATGAAAAGCTCAATATGTTTGGTGAGCAGTTTAGAAATGAGGCCAGTACTAACTATGGCACGCATGTTGGCCCAGGCGTTAGGATCACAAGAGCCTACAGATGAATATGTTACTCGCTTCTGTGAGAGAGCAGCTAGTAAACTGTATATCTACGATCAGACTGGAGTCACTACATCTGAGGACATGATAGCCACATTATTTTGGGGAAAGCATGTGTTAGGGGTAGAGGTATTTGTTATCGACTCACTAATGAAGATGGCTGATATAGCGGAAGATAATTACAATGCTCAAAAACTTTTTGCGGATCGTTTAGCTGTGGTATGTAGAGATCTTAACATACATATTTTTTTAGTAGCACATACTAGAAAACTATCAGATGAAGAACAAATACCAGACGCTACGGACATCATGGGCAGCTCGCATCTGCGCAACCTCAGCGATAACATCTTATGTTGCTGGCGCAACCGTTATAAAGAGCGCTTAAAGGATGAAGGCAAGACTGCTGAGGCTGACTTAAAAATTATTCCGGATGCAAAGATATTCGTGCAAAAACAGCGTAACTTTCAGTTTGAAGGGTCGTTTAATTTCTGGTATGATCCAAAAGGTTTACGTTACAAGGAGAGTCCATGACACTAGATAATATACCAATCACAACTATCACATCTCTTTACAATGCAGTAGAATATGTGGTGCAAAGAGAAGATAAACCTAAAGAGATATTGCCATTGCATGTTAGACAAAAGTTTGATAGATGGAAACGTGAAGACTTTTACAAAGATGATCAACATAAAGAAATGTGGGATAAAAATTGGATAAACAAATAACTATAAATGACTTTATAAAAAGATGTAAAAAAGTATTTGGTGATGATATACAATACAAAGCAATTTCTAAAGAAGGGCAAGTATTTAAGACGAAAGGATGGGATGACAAATATGGCAAAGAGAATGACAGTAAACGAAGTGAATTTCCAAGAGTTCGTGGATATGGTCAAAAGTGAAATTAAAACTAATGGCCATGTTGATGTAAAGTTTTCTGACGGTGGTAAAAAATTAAGAAGTAACTCACAGAATGATAAATACTGGGCTATGTTAAAAGAGTTAGGTGATTATCTTGGATACTATGACTATGAACTTCATGAGTTATTAACGTTTCAAAACCTCGCTGAAACTAAAGTAGTAGCTGGACGTCCTATTACACACGTAAGATCAACTACGGATCTTGATACTAACGAATTTTCTGACTACCTGGAACAAGTAAGAAGGTTTGGTATTGAGTACGGCTTTAGGTTTCCAAGTGATATATCGCAATAGTAAACTACTAAAACTTTTAAGAGAGATCCCATGTCAGTCATGCGGTGCTAATGATGGTACTGTAGTTGCTGCACACCGTAACGAGGGGAAGGGTATGGGTCTCAAAAATTCGGATGCGCTCACATGTAGTCTATGTTATCATTGTCACTACGAATTAGATGCTGGTAACAAACTTACTAAAGATCAAAAACGTGATATGTGGAATAGAGCTTATGTAAATACCATGCAGTACTTATGGGAACATGACATTATAGGAATTAAATAATGGGAAAAGGAAGCGCACCAAGACCGTTTACAGATAGACCTACGTTTGAAGATAACTGGGATAAAATATTTGGTAAAAAGAAAAGTCATGATACATCACCACACTTAATAGAATATGAATTAAATAAGTCTACCGGTGAATTAGAACGTCTATACGAAAGTACATCTAAACCTAATAAGGATCAATTTAATGGCAGGCAAGAGTCCAACACAATTAACACTAGCGAAACTTCAGAAGGAAAATTATCCATTAGTTCAGATAGTGGAGAAATGGAATAGCTGGGGACGAGTGCGTGTTGATCTCTATGGCTGCATTGACGTCCTTGCAATATCTGAAGATGGTAATACTGTAGCCATTCAAACAACAAGTTTAAGTAATGTCAGCGCAAGGATAAAAAAAATACAAGACAGTACTGCAATTGGTCACATTAGGAAAGCTGGTTGGATTGTGTTGGTTCACGGATGGTACAAGAAAAATAATAGATGGCATGTCAAAGAAGTTGATGTCTCATGAAAGTAACAGCAATACAAACAAAAGCATATCGCATGAAAGATATGTTATTAGATGTAATAGCTGAAGATGAAATTATTACATGCAAAGAAATAGCAAACCGTGTAGGTTTAAAATTTAATGATATTAAATTTGTAGTTATTAAACTTGTAGAGTGGGAATTATTATGTGAGATCAGAGGAGGTAAAAACCTTTTCTATCATAAGCCAAAACAACATTATCTTCAGGAGTTATATCATCCAATGCCAAAGTTTAAAATATTAAGTGTTTATAGACATACAGCAGATCATGACAAACATAATGTACGTAACCCATATAGAGGCATTGAGTCATTTAATGCTAGCATCCTAGGAATACCTCATGATCCATATTGATAGACTTATGCAAATACTAGATGACTGGGCCTTGTACATGAAGTCGGATAATCACCGCCTGGGTTATCCATCTAAGTCAGTTGGACTCTCTTCAGGGGGAGAGTCAACGGTGGACTCGTTTGATGAGATGATAGAAATACAAGACCTTTCTAACGTCCATGTAGTCGACTCGGTCATTCATAGTTTACCTGGTGAACAACAAGATGCCATATATCACCGTTACTTGCATGCTAAAAAACCTTTGGCTTATGAATACAAGTTAGAATTAGCTATGGACAACCTTTTAACCATTGTATCAAAAAGAATTAATGCCTGAGACCTTGACAAAACGCATTTCCGTGGTAAAATATCACGCAATGGGATAACCACGCCCATTAACTCCGTAACTCTCCGTAAACCCTATCCTCACCGATAGGGTTTTTTATTTTATGCGTCCCAAAATTTGCAGTACATGCGGCCAGCCGTATGATGACACCGGTTATGAACAATGTCCTGAGTGTCAGTATGATTACACGTTTATAAGGATACCTCATGAAGAAACCAACAACCAAGGCCGGCAAAGCCAAAAAAGTGTCAAAGGTAATGAAGGAGTGGAAAGCAGGAACTCTTCACTCAGGAAAAAAAGGCCCAGTAGTTAAGTCAAAAAAACAAGCCGTAGCTATCGCACTTAGCGAAGCTGGTATGTCTAAGAAGAAAGGTAAATAATTATGCCAATGGTCAAAACAAAAAGTGGAGTCAAAGCGTTTCCTTACACACCAAAGGGTAAAAAGGAAGCTAAAGAATACGCAAAGAAAACAGGCAGTAAAATGACAGCAAAGCCAATGAAAAAAGGTGCTAAACGTGGCTACTAAACCTGGTCTCTATAGTAATATCGCCCAAAAAAGAGCTAGAATAAAAGCTGGTTCAGGCGAAAAGATGAGAAAGCCAGGAACAAAGGGCGCACCTACAGCAATGGCATTTAAACAAGCAGCAAAGACAGCCAAGCCTGTTAAGAAAGCAAAGAAATGAAAGGCGTTAAACATTACTTGCCTAATGGTAAAGAGTGGACAGGTGCTACTCACAAAATGCCTAGTGGTTTATTCACAGGTAAAGAACATAGTAAGACTTCTGTAAAACTTTTACACTATAAAGACATAAAAGCGAAAAAGAAATGATAAAGAAGGGCAAAGAAACATTCTCAGGTTATAATAAACCTAAGAGAACTCCTAGTCATCCTACTAAGTCACATGCAGTATTGGCTAAAGAGGGTGACCAGGAAAAACTCATACGCTTTGGTCAAAAAGGCGTAAGTGGTGACAAAACAGATACAGCAAGAGCAAAGTCATTCAAAGCAAGACATGCTAAAAACATTGCAAAAGGAAAAATGTCCGCAGCTTATTGGGCTAACAAAGTTAAGTGGTAAAACTAGATATATACGTAGGATATGACGGTACACGTGAGCCAATTGCCTATCATAACTTTTGCCAGTCAATTATAGAAAAGTCATCTATACCGGTAAGTTTTACACCATTAGCACTAAACACTTTAAAAGACTACGAAGAAACACATAAAGACGGTAGTAACGCATTTATTTATTCACGCTTTCTAGTACCATATCTAAATAACTTCAAAGGTGTTGCATTATTCGTTGACGGTGATATGACGTGCCGTACAGATATTGCAGAGATACTAGCGAACTTTGATAATGACGAAGCAGTCAAAGTCGTAAAGCATAACTACACAACAAAGCATCCTATCAAGTATTTAGGTGCAAAGAACGAAGACTATCCTAAAAAGAATTGGTCAAGCGTTATGTTATGGAATTGTGGGCATTGGCTCAATAAACAATTAACACCTAAGTTCGTACAAGAACAAACAGGTAAATACCTACACAGGTTTGAATGGCTCAAGTATCCTGAAGAACAAGTAGGTAAGCTAGACGAAACATGGAACTGGCTAGAAACAGAATACGAAT